GGCTCAATAGTCCATGTCGGGTCGATCTCCAAAAGCCATTGCGTGATACGCGCATGACCGATGAAGTCCAGAGTTGTGCCACCCTTCGGCAGATGTTCGATGTACTTCGGGTCAGGTGACCCGTACTTGTCGAAGATGGTTGCCAGTTTGTCTTCCATTACTTGGTTCCTTTCGTTCGCATCACCCGGAAGGTGCTGCTGGTCTGGTATTGCTTGTGTAGATCGGGATGCTCCGAGGCGAACCGCTTCGCGTCGAAGGAGATCCGCGACTGTTGCTTCCATGTGACCACCTCCTGGCCGTCTACGGTGCCAACGGTAGCACCATCCATTGCTGCCGCCAAACTGGCTTTCAGTTCGTCCTCACGGTCGTTGAGTTCACGCTTTTCTGCCTGTACCTCGCGCAACTGTGCGATCACCGATGACAGATCGGTCAGATCGGCGACATGTTCGCTGACAGGCTTTGATGCGAAGTCGTTGTAGTTCGCTTGCCAATCGTCAGGGAGGAACCCGACAGCGATGTTCCGGCAGAAATCTGCGACCGCTGCAACATGCCGGCCACGATCTACCTCGGTGACATACTGACGGTAAATCTTCAGATCGAGGGTGCTGTCGAACACACCCCAGATCACTTCGTCTGTGTCACAGCACAATGACTGCTGTACGCCTTGCCAATGCCAGTAGGCCGGCAGGGGGCCGTATCCGTCGCCGTAGTCGCCGTCCGGGTCAAACACACCGGAGTAGGTTTTGATTTCCACGATGGCGTCAGGCAGGAACGGGTTGTTACCGATGTACCCGTCGAGGGTGGCAACCATTGACGCGCCTCGTTCTTGGAAGACGTACATGCGGTCGGGGTGGAACACTCGTTCACCGATTTCGTCACCAACCCAGTTCAGCAGGGTGGCTTCCAGGCGGTTGCCGCGTTCCATCGCACGGTTCGTTTCGGTGACCGTTGGTTCGTCAGCCAGCTTGTCGATGCCGAGACCGTACTTCGTTTTGAAACGGTGTTCGCCGTGGACTGCTGCCGCGTCTGATGCAGACACGACCGGCCAGCCGGTGTCGTCCCGGTGACGCACCATCAGCCATTCCATGCTGCCGTGCGGCGGTTTGATAAAGGTTGCACCCATCAGTTCCTCCTGTGTAGCGGGTTGGCTACAGTATTACAGGAGGGTGTGACGACGTGTCAAGTCTAAAAGTTCTCGTCAAACCAGTTGACCGGCAGGTGAGCTGCGAGCGAGTACACCGAGCAGACGTTCTCTAACGGGATGTGCGTGATCTCGCCGACGGTGTCAGGATCGTTCGGGATGCCGATAACGGACGACACGATCGTCAGGTGACCTTCTAAGCATTGAGGCCACACCCAACCGACCGTCAACACATGAGTTTCTTGGGGTTCATAGGTAGCGGTATCTACCCAGCCCCCCTCGCTGCCAGAAGATGCGTCACGCCATTGAGCAACCACGATTGGCCAGGTTTCATCTTCTTCGTCGTAGACTTCGCCCATCAGAACGGCTCGTACGGGATCAGTTTGCCGCCACACGCAGAGCATTTACGGCCACCAACAACGATGGCACCGCACCGCACGCACTCGTACACAGGTTCACTCATAGGAGTACAGTTTGCCACGCCAGAACGTCTGTCCGTGGTGAATTGGGATCTGTTCGTACCAGAACTGTCCGTCGCCTTCCTCATACGACACGACAGCGAAACCTTGCTGCCAGTCCTCTACCACCGTCAACGGGCGACCGTCGAGGTCAATCCCGCCGCGCGTCGAAGGGACAGCTCCGTCCGTTCGGGCAAGGGTTCCAGGCGACGCCGCAAGGATCGTCTTGGGGCCATCCCAATCCTCTCGGGTTTTCTCAGCCCACTCACGGCGATGGATATGCCCGTAGATAACAGATACCTTGCTTTCGCTGTTGAGATACTGATGCGCTGTCGACCCGTTCGATTTGACACGGTTGCCGTGGATGACTTTGAGTTTGTTGTTGATCCAAAGCTGGGATGCTGGGTAGCCAGCCAGATACTGGATGCCGTGATCGTCAAAACGGCAGAGATAAGGCACACTAAGAACAGGCCAAGAATCTGGAGTGTTGCCTCGACGGATACCGAACGCAGCTTTCGCGTTGTCGATGACATAGGTGACGAGCCTTTCTTCGTGGTTACCGGCGAGCCAGGAAATTTCTGCGTTGGGAGCGCACGCCCGTAGTTCCGCAGCAAAGACAGCAGCCCGATCGATGGACGCTTGGGTGGTGTGTGAGAAGGCTGCCGAGAGCCGGTATTTTCCGAGTTCCGGCAGGTCAAGATTATCGCCGAGCAGGACGACGAGGTCGGGGTTGATGTCCCGCATCACCGACAGACACAACGAGATTGCTGCCTCGTCGTGGGTTGGGACAAGTTCTCCGTCAGCAGCCCTGTAATAGCCGATCTGGATGTCAGGGACAATCACAGCGGTCTTGTAGCCCTCGGGGCGCACAACGCCTTTCAGGGGCCTTACAGAGCATTTGACAGGCGGTGACTGCGACACCGGATTCCACTCGGGGCCGTCCTCCCACGACGGAGAGAACGACAACCCAGCCATGTCAACCGTGTGCGCCTCCCCCTCATCATCTTTGTAGAAACCCTGCCACACGTTGACACGTTGGATCTTGCCGACTTCCTCGACATCAATCCCGTTACGTTCCAACAGGTGAGCGATCTTCCCCAACACCTCTTTCTTCGGAGGGGGAGGGCCGGCTTTCATGTCGTCAGATAACGCCACAAGTACACCCCCCAGTAGTGTGCCGTTGCACCGTGGACTTGGAGATGTTGTGCCCGTTGGCCTGCAACACTTCGGCGAACCATCGAGCAGTCAAACCTGACTTGCCGTTCTTACGTTCATTGCCAGGAGTTGACGCCAACTGTTTCAAAGTTTCGTTGAAAACCCTGAGGTCTTCGCCGTCTAGCTGCTCACGCAGATAATAGATCCCGCACCGAACCATTGGTTCCGGTTCCGGTACCGCCTGTAGTGCTTCCGCGAGTCCCATGTCCCTCCAATATCTTGATGATGTGACAGAGACGCTGCGCTTCGTCTGCGCCTCTAGGCACAACTCTAGTCAAGAAATGGGCTGCGTCAAGGTATACATCTTGGGGCATGGGTCGCCTTCCTCTTTGGGAGGAATCAGCGGCCGTGCTTCAAGTGGTAATCGATGTGGTCATTGAGTCGTTCCCGAGTGTCCTCAGAAACCTCAATAACGCGATCTAACTTCGCAGAGTTCGCGGCGTGATCCCTCGCGTTTTCCTTCTTCAACTGAACAAGGGTGACTAGGATACCACCGGGTGCCAGCACGGCGAGGATGATCGTCAGCCAAACTGGCATCGGAGATTCACTTTTCTCCGAAAGCCTGTTCGATTTCTTCGATCGTCAGGTCGCCGTCACGGTATGACTGGGCGAGAGCCTGCACGACACCGAGGACAGCGACCGCGCCGGACATGGCAGCAGCCTTCCACAGTTCCACGTCGAGGGCGATGCCGACAGCACCGTTCGGGATGCACGCTGCAACAAAGGTGGCGGCGAGACGGGCAACAATTTTGGTGGGGTTCATGGCAGCTCCTACGCGGTCGCTTGGATGTCGATGATGATGTCAGCTTTACCTGACGAGTACACCTTGATGTGGCCGTTCTCGACAGGGACAAGTGAGGTGTTGGCAATCGGGGCGTCAACATAGTTGACGTTGCTGACGTTTGGCATGTCGCCGGCGTCCCACACGGTGACGAACCCTGGCTCGTAGGGGACGACGGTGATGTTGACGAACGCGGCAGACACATCAGCGACCCGTACGTCACGGGTTTCTCCGGCTTTGAATGGCCCGCCTTTGGAACGGGAGTCGAACAGTCGGGCAGGCTTGACGAGACGCATGTCGAGATCCTTCGTGATGTGTGTGATCGGGTCGGGGGTGAAGTTGTTGGGGGGTGTCGGCGGGTTCCATACTTCTAGGACTTGGCCGGAGTAACGGGAACGTGATTTGGGGAGTTCGACTGGTTGGAAGTGCCACGGTTCCGAGTTGACGTTGGCGAAATGCAGCAGGTCGAATCGGTGTGCGTTGGCGTTCGCCCAGTTGAGGTCGCCGACGAGGTCAGCGGCGTAGCACCAGCCTTCGCTGTCGGTGGGTTCATGGTAGGAACGGCCAGGAGGCGCAGCGGATGCGACACCGCGTTTCTTTGTCCACCGTTTGCCGTCCCAACGGGTGCGTCCGTTCGGGTCTTGGACGTACCGTGAGAGGAACATTGCTTTTTGGCGTTCGGTGGAGCGGTAGCCACCTCCGATACCGACATCGACACCTTCTTCGCGGGCTGTGACGAACAGGGCGTGGAGTCGGCGTCGGAACTCGGGGTGCAGTTTGTTCCAGTTGGTGCGTTGTTCCATTTCTGCAAGGGTGAGACGCACCTTGCCGTACCCGTACGCGAACTCCACGATCAGCCTTCCAGTTCAGCGATGCGTGCTTCAAGTTGCTCGATGCGTTCAACAGCTTGTTTCAACGCGCCCAAAGCAAGGTAGGTGATCCGCTGTGTTGTGACACCGCTAACCAAACCGTCGTTGTCGTAAGTGACTGCTTCTGGCAGCACCGCCTCTAGATCGTCAGCGATGACACCGACAACCGGAGGGGCGTCAGGGGCAGCAATGAAGTTGAACGACTGCAAGTCGATCTGTTTGATCTTGTCAATAGCGTCGCTGTCCGAAGGCAGGTAGGCGGGCTGAATGTTTGTCTTCATGCGACGCGCAGAAGATTCGGACAGCAACCTGCATTCGACATCAGCGAAGTTCGGGTTTGTTTCTCCGATGACGAACAGGCGTGGCGGGCCGCTCGCGGTTGTGCCTCCAGCACGCAACTGGACGGTGTAGTTGTCGTTGTTGCCGGTGCGGATAGAAAGGCCGGCGTCGCCGCCAGGGTTCAGGATCAGTTGTGCGGTAGACCAGTCGTTGCCGAGCGCGTTCTCGGTGAGAGTCAACTTGCCTGACTTTGACTGGTCGGTGCTGCCAGTCACCAAAATACTGCCGTCAACCTTTGCCGAAGTGATCGTCCCGTCAGCAATATGTGCGTTGTCAATCGATCCGTCAACGTAATGCTCCGAGTTGATCGAGTCGTCAGCGATCACCGTGCCGTCAATAATGTCGGCTGCGAGATGCACCCGGTCGATTGATCCGTCAACGTAATGCTC